ATAGGACGGCCTATCTCAGTGGCCACCCGTGTAGGCGAGCAACCCACGCGCCCCCCTGGTTTGGGGGTAAAACGGATCAAGCATCCGTTTTAAACGTTGATGTACGGCGCTATAAGCCTATTCTGTGCTGTTTTGTGTGTGAAAAGACCGGTTATTGATGAATGCGCACTACGATCCGCCGCATCTGCGCTTGTGTTGAGCGGATGACGCTTGATTTATAATTTTTAGCGTGAGAGTGAGGGCTTAACATAGTAATTATCTACCAGTTGTAATATAAGTCGCTTGTCGATTGATGAAACCAGGCAGAGCTTTGGATTCGGTGTCTTATGAAGTAACAAACGACACATTGTTTATCTGGTTCGATAATGGGCTAATGGGTGTTTCAAGGATACTTAATGTAGTTCGTCCTCTGGAACGTCTTCGCCTTGCGCTAATAAAATTCTTTTTTGTATTATCGCTATTTCGGCGTCGATATCTTCAGGGGTTCGACTTTCAACCACTAATCGATCAGGCTTTTGCTTGCCTGCATATTCCATCAACTTACTTGCGCTCGATCCTCTTACCGCGTCGCTTTCACTGTTTAGCGCCAAATCAACTAAAACTGAGCGGCCTAACGCAGCATCTTGCAAAATAAGCTTATCCAGTCCTTTGTCTATTTGATTTAATAAACGCTCATGTATTTGCCAGGCGCGCTGACTTGTTGGGTTTGGATGGCCGGCGGCAATTAATGCCGCTTTTTTGCTCCTTTCAGGGTGTTTTAAAAACGCGCAAATATATCGCTCGTCTATTTCCTCTGGTTTTAGTCTTATCTCTTTATTTATAGTGTTTTCCGTCATCTTAGTGACTTTTTTTACTGCCGGTGTTTTATCGCTCATGTTTATTCTTTTTAATCTATTTGTGCTTTATTGTTGACAGGTACTGAGTACCTATGTCATTATATTGATCATGGAGCGCTAACCTTGATTGTATTTATTATGTTTTGCGCTTTTGATTTTTTTTAATTACTTATAAGAGGGCAAACTTATGAAAAATCTTGAATTAATGACAGCGACCTTAATAGACGGCTCCCAGGTAACGGGTGTCGAGATCACACAAAGCATTCACGGTGATGAAGTTGTTTTGTTTAATGACGGTCAACAGATGACGATCAAAATGTATGACTGTGTTTCGTACGCTAAAGCAGATGAGTTACTCGAATTTGACGAGTTAACAGCAGCCGAATCTATCGAGATAGAAAAACTCATTAATTTATCTTCTTTTTTAATTCATCAAGCGTATTGAAATTTTCCAGATTATTTTAAAACTATATCCACTCATAAAAGGGCAAACTATTATGAACTCTCAAATATACATAGCAGACTTAGCAGCATATAACGCGGGTCGTTTACGCGGGCGTTGGATAGACGCAAATCAAACACCAGAAGAGCTAAAGATTGATGTTTCGCGAATGCTGCTCGAATCACCTGAATCAAATATATCTTGCACTGTGTGTAATGACTGCGGGCACGTTGAGCATTACGGCACTGTTTTAAACATTAAAGGCAAGCTTTTATCAGATATTAATGGCTGGGATAATCCAAACAAAAGCGTTTGTATTGAATGTGGCTCCGATCGTTTGCGCCAAACCGTAACGGCGGAGGAATTCGCTATCCATGATTCGGAAGATATTGATGTCAGCGAATACACTAGCCTTGAAACTGTTTCCGAAATGGCCGAGCAGCTAGCGGAACACGGCGAAGCGTGGAACGCTTACGTTTCTTATCGTGGAACCGATTACGCGACGCCATCTGATTTCGAAGACTGTTACCAGGGCGAATCTGACAGCGAAGAATCATTTGCGCAAGAGTACGCCGATAGCTGCGGTATGGAAACCGGCAACTATTTCAATTGGGAGCAATTCACATATGATTTATTTATGGATTTCGCTTTCGTAGATGGACATGTCTTTTGTAATTAGGTCGATTAGCTTGCGCTTTTCAAGAAGCAAAAAAAAACCCACCTTCCGAGGGCAAACTCAAAAAGGTGGGCTATCTTGCAAGACAAAGACATTATGTCACAGTCTCAATTAGGATAACATGGCTAATAACACATACCGATACAACCCCTTAGCTAAAAGAGAAAACATGAATAACCCTGAAACACTTCGAAAACTAATGAGCGAATACGGTTTGACACGCAAAGCAACGGCTGAGTTGCTGGAGTTGCCAGAGAATACCCTGGATAGCTGGCTTAAACCTCAACACAATAAAAGTCACCGGCCTATGCCTGATAGGGAAATTACTTTTTTAGAGTGTCTACTGCGACCCCGACAAAAACTAGCTGAGCCACTAAACAAATAACCGTCGCTCGAACATAATACACAAAGGTAAAAAGAACCCGTAAGTTTGATTACAGGTTAAGTTGGATAGGTCAGTGTTTAAGAGGCGATATTGTTTATTGTTATCAAAACTATACGCTTTTCTTTGCATTAATTCAAGTCACGCTTAAGTTTTTCTCCAATACTCCTTAATGCGTTAACCTCGTAAGTTGTCACCAAAGCCATTACTTCCGCATAACGAAAACACCATACGCGCTGCCAAGTGCTGGGGGCAATATTCAATGCTTTAGCGCGTTGTGTTTCCTTTATTTTATATAATCCTGTGCCGTTACAAGCTTTGCAAAGTTTCAACTTTTTATTGTACTTAGTGCCATTACAATTAGGACAACGCAAGGCGGTTGTAAGTTCAAATAAAATTAATTGTGTGAGCCCTCTTATTTTTTCCTCGCCTTTCTCTCTGATTTTCCATTTGTTATCGATAGACAGTTTAATAACCTCTTGATACAAACTGTAAAAAGCGCGGGTCTGAGCAGACCGATCACCGCAAACTTTTGCCAGCAAGAGATCCAGACCGATCTTATCGGCCCCGGCACAGGCTGCGTTTATATCCTCCGCGGTTATGGTCGGAACACCTCCACAAGCCCCATCTAATCGACTTGTTTTAGGATTTAGCAGTTTAAATATTTCTGGATTCATAAAAAACACCATCGGCGAAAGCCTGCTCAATCGTATCAAGGGCCGCCTCTAATTGAGAGAAATTATATTTTTGTTCAAAGCTTTCCCAGCCTATTTGATGAAACTCCTGGTGGAGCTCATGCGTTAAAGGAATGCAAAAAAGATCTGAGCATTTGCAGCTCCCACCAAAGCCCCTTCCTTTTATATGATGTGGATCATTACGCGCCCCATTTACTCCTGATATAGAGCAGGGCAGTTTTGATACATATACTCGATATCTCTTTGATCTATAGATTGGTATTTTCAGCATAATTCCCCTTTTCCGCTGCGGGCTGTTTTGCGTGACAACGTGCGTCACGCGTTCAAATTAAGACAGTCCTGCGCGCGTTTTTTTTAATTGGCACTCAGCCTGTAACCCGCTTTTTCCACCTTAAGCGTTGCTTAACCCGTGGACACACAGTAAAGTGAGGTCTCGAATAATTCCCTGCTAACGTCAGGGATTAAACAGCAGGTAAGCGCGAACAAATCAACTAGCAAAACCCCGATAAGAGTGAAAAATAATGACTGAAGACCACCTGCTTACACCCAAAGAAGCTGCTAGATATTTAAAGATATCGATCTCAACTTTGGCAAAAAACAGAATGCGCAAAAACTGTATTCCCTATATAAAAATAGGGCGATCGGTGCGCTATCGTCGATCTGTTTTGGATCATTACCTGAAGATGAATGAGCACAATTAAGCCTCTTGCATGCCGACATATTTTGCTTCGGCGCGTCGGGTGCTTGCCTCTGTGCGCCGAGCGTCTGCCAGTGCTTGCATCGATTTATAGTTAACTTCGCTCAGCAAAAAGGCTTTGCGCGCACTCGCCAGTGTATTTAGATGATCGATGTATTGCTTGTCTGAGCACATCAACTCCTTCTTAGCCGTTGCGCTTGCGTTAGTTAGCCGACGATAACATTCAGATAAAATGGGCTTAGACATGCTGTCCAGTAAAAGATAGGCTGCCTTTTTATCAGCATAATCTTCGCCGGACTTTATAAGGGCCTGGTAGATCTCGTTCGGATTATAAGGGTCTCTCATTTGGGTCTCTTGCTAGTTTTGTGATAAGTGCTACAGCTTGTTTGGTTGATTCAACAATACAAACCTGTCCCCGCCATTGCCGGTGCCAATCAGCCTCGTCCTGGGTCAGTCTTTTTTTGCTCGGCATGTTTTTTCCATCTTTTATTTCAACCAAAAGATTTAGACCGTACTTACCAATCAGTATGTCTGGACAGCCTTGTCCGACTGCGTGCAAATGCTGGACGCTGCAACCCAATTCGCGAAACGCTCTTACAATTTCCGGTTGATTGTTATCGGCTTTTGCCTGTCTTCTCATTTTTTATAAAATAAAATGCTCACATGACATTAAAATGGAATGTCATCAGAGAACGCATCGTTACTTGGTTTTTTGCTCTGGGGTAGTGTTTGTTTGGCTTGTATTTTTTCAATTGACAGCGATAAAACGGGCGAGGTTACTTTTGCCCCATCTCGTCTTCGCCAGCACGATACCCAGTACTCATCGCCATTAACATTTAACTTGCCTCGAAAGTCGGGATGCGTTGATGATTTTTTATTTAAGTTGTCCCACAGCGCGCCCTTATTTGTATTATCGTATTCCATTTTTCTGTCTCCATAAATTTATAATGCCATGACTGAAATTAAAATCCTGATAACACTGCTTTATATAAAGCTCCTTCATTTTTTGTTTCTCTCTTTTAATTGTTTTTGCGCGTAACCCATAAATAAAATCATCCCCCGTTTTTCCTCCGCCATGCCTCCCGTAAAGGGTTTTCTTTGATACTTGCAGCAGCTCAGCCCACTGAGAAATAGTTAAGGTACGTAACTCGCCTTGGTATTTTGCTGTGATTAATTGTAACTTTTTCATTGCTCTCTCTCTTTTTTGTTCGGGCATCAATCATCTGCGCGAAGGGCGGCGCTTGCCTGGTTTGCGGAGCCGCCAGCATTGTCTAAATCGCGCTGATAACAGGTCGCGCATCGGTTGACGTCATATGCTTGTATGTAAATAACCGTAAAGCGCGCGCATCCATCTGCATCGCAATATTTGCCAGGCGTTGGCTCGTCACGCAAATGGTTGCGCTTGATTTCTTTAGGTGTCTCAAACATGGTATTTGTCTTCGGCTATTTTCGTAAAATTGGTTGTATTGGTCAGCCACTCAATGTCGGCTCGAAACACGGTGCGCCCTGGCGCAGGTTCTGCTCGCCCCATTAAAAAATCGGACTGCCTAACAAAAATAAAAAAATTCTCCCATTTCTCCAAGCTATTTAAATCTTCTTTAAATCGCTGTCTTAGTTGCGACTTTCTTTTAGCTGTTAGTTTCACAACGCTCGCCAGTTCCGGTAAATGTGTATGGTAAAGTTCGATTATTTTTTTATACGGCACGGCTTCGCTTTTTGTTTTTTGACCTGTCTTTGCTCTTGTCTCTGTCTCTGTCTCTGTCTCTGTATCTGTATCTGTATCTGGAAGCGTCACTGTGACGTCACCTGTTTGTTTTCTCGCCGTCACTGTGACGTCACCCGTTTTGTTCGCCTGCATCGCCGCGGCGCTTTTTTGTTTTTTCTTCAAGCGATACTTTGCCGTTCTCGCGGTGCTTGTGTCGTTAATCCATTGACGCTTATCCCAATTGACGGGCCGGTTCTGATCATCGATCAGGTTTGTTTCAAACAGGGTGGCTTTTGTTTTTTTCCAGCTTTCGCTGCTGATGCGCATTTCAAAGACCGCCGTTGAATCCGGATAGGGCTTGTCTCCGTAATGACACCGCGCGCAGAGCACCATAATGAAACGGCGCTGGTCTGCTTCACTTAGCATTTGAACTTTTGGATTCATCGCAAACTCATAATAAAGACGGAACCAGGGATTACTCATTTATCGGCTGGGTACAGCTCTGGGCTGATTTCATAACGGGTCATCTGTTTATTTAATAACGTCTCTAACCCAATGACACGGTGGGGCGGTATGCCGTTGGTGCGCCATTGGTTTACGGCTGAGGGCGATATATCAAAAAACCGAGCGATCTCGGCTTCTGTTGTGTGGGTGAGAACGGTCTCAAGTACAGCTTTATTCATGACGTTAAATATAAGCTTGGCTTAAGTTTTGATCAAGTAAAAACTGATTGAAAATTTTAAACAGAGGCTATCTAATGCTTGCGTCGAAGATTAAGTTAAGCTTAAGATAGCATCCTAATCTATCTCTAGGAATGGCATGACTACTCTATCTACTAACATTCGAACACTTCGAAAGAAAAACGGGCTGACTCAAAAAGATCTCGCGGACACATGCGAGGTGAGCAGTTCGGCAGTTTCCCAATGGGAGTCACCCGATAAAAGTGTCAACCCAGATCTTGATAAAGTGAAAATCCTTTCAAAGTTATTTAATATTTCAATTGACGATTTATGCGGCTCAGAAAACCCCGTTAGTTGCACGCAAAAGGGCGCGGGAATTGACACGGAATTAATGCAGGTAGCGTTCGCGGCTTTAGCGATAAATAAAAAAGTTTACGATGCGTTTATCCAGCACGATTCATCCACACAAGCCTATATTTTTAGTCTTTTTTGCGTTTTATGCTCAACAATGAATCCCCATGACCTGGTTGCCGATCCCCGTCTTTTTCAAGCCATTAATTTATTTAAAGAGCCCTAGTTTTCACGTTTATTTCTGCCTGTTCTCGCCCCCTTAACTGCGCCATTTCAGCTTCTTTAAAATGGCAATAACGTGTCGCGTGCGCACGTGGATTTATCCCTTGCCGCACATTCAAAAAAAGGCGCGTTGCCCTCATTCATGCGCGCCGTCCCGCAAGGTCTCTCTCGTTTTCTGCGGCGCACTCTCAGACATTCGCGCACGGTAACTGCGCCCAGGTTGATCGTCAAAAGTTAAGTTCTACTTGAATTTTATGTAAGACAGGATTATCTTCTATGTCATGAATAAAGATGAATATAATTATTTGCATGGTTATCAGGACAAGAAGGATGAGCTCGATCAACGGATAAATGATAAGGCTGACTTAATTTATCATGAACTATGGGAGAGTACCGATTCCATAATAGAGGCACTGTCTGACTCGCTGTCAGAGTCAGAGAGTTACGCCGCGATTGTTCAGTATTGCCAACAAAACAAGTGCGAAGTGCTGCTCGGCTCGGTGACTTTGGAGTTAGTGGGGCTGCATTTATCACGCTGCGCACTGGAAATAGCGGAGGATGAATTAACATGAGCAACGAAGGCAGAACCCTGTTTGATGTCGATGTCAGTCAGCACGTAAAACAAAAAGGCGGCTTTAATTATTTATCTTGGCCCTTTGCGGTTGAAGCGCTCGCCCAATTTCACCCCGACGCCGAGATACAGGTGGTGCGTTTTCCACTGCCCACGAACGCGCAACTGCAAGTGCCTTATCTGGAAACCCCGATTGGTTTTTTTGTGGAAGTGCAGGTCACTATCAACCGCGTTAAACGCGCACAGATCCACCCCGTCTTTGATTACAAAAATGAGGCCATTGCCACCCCAACGGTCAATGACATCAATAAAAGCATTCAGCGCGCACTGGTGAAAGCCATTGCACTGCATGGGCTTGGTTTGTTTGTTTATCAGGGCGAGGATTTGCCCATCAATGCACCGGATTATTCAAAAGAGCAGCACGAACAATTTAACCAACTGATTGAAGAGAATGATGCACTGGGGTTGTTTTTATTTATACAAACCGTGCCCTTTAATGTCGTCGCGGCACTCAACGGCTCTTTTACAAAAGGGCAAAAAGTAAAAATGAAAGAACTGGTCAAGAGGTTAGAGCATAAGGGAATGGAGATTTTTGACAGGTATACGGAAGAATTTATTGCGTGTATTGGCGTGGGCGATGAGGCCGGTTTATTGGAGCTCGCGCAGGAGATCGGCCCGTTAGGCAAGACAGTGGTCTGGCAGCGATTGAGCAACGAGCACCAATTACTGGCACGCGAAATGCTGAAGAATTCGTGATTTTGTGCGGTAAAAGTCCGTTTGGATTCACAATAATAATTGGCGACGAGTGGTCACGCAATAAATCCGTTTGTTTTGTATATAATATTAAGCTAAACTTAACACAGGAAGAATAATGAAAAGATTACTTACTTTTTCAGAAGCAGCAGAGGAATGTCTTTGCAGTGAAAGAATGCTGCGAAAGGCCGTCCTGAGTGGCGAGCTAACGGTTATTCGATTTACCCAATCTGCGCGATCCGATCGGATTCATCCGGAGGATCTGCGCGATTATATTGAAACGCTACGACTACGAGGGCAAACGCAATGTCAAAGAAACGCACAAAAAACCCAATCAAGACCCGCGGTAACTCACTGTACTTTAACTTCTCGTTCAAAGGCCGAGAAATTAGATCGGCTACTGGCTACAAAGTCGGGGAAGAAAAGCTCGCGCTAGAAGCGTACTTGAAAAAACTTCAAGAACTGGAGGATGAGCGAAACGGAATCGAGGTTCACCGTAATATACAAGATGGCTTGCTGCGTTGGATGCAGGAGAAGCAGCCCACGCTCGTGGGGCCCGAAAAATACAATACCCATATCACGACGATTCGCCAGTACATTGACGAGACCAAACCGTTATCGGAGCTTTATCTGGAGGTCAATAAAATGGTGCTCGCGATGCAAAAAGCGTTGAAGCTTGATCCTGAGAGTGGCGAGCAGGTGCTGCGCTATAAAAACTCATCCATTAACCGAAAGAGCGCGATCCTAAAGAGCATGGCCAACCTGGCTTACAGCCAGTGGCGCTGGCTGAAAGATTCACCTTACAAGCGCATTATCCAGCTCAATGAAAAGACCAGTGAGCGCGACACGTTTATTG